TACCCACAGTACCAATATAGTTAGTGTCATTTACATTAGTATAGGCTGCATAAAATTGAAAGTTAATAATTGCACTAGCCCCTCTTACTAATCTTAATGAGTTACCAACACCTGCACCACCTGTATTTTTTGTTACACCATTTTGATTTACTAGCACAAGTATTTTGCTAGTAGAGCTAGTAGGAGTAATAGTTGCCGTTAATCCAGTATCAATATAAGTTGTTGTATTATTACTAATAGGAGTAGTTTCAGAAGAATTAACTACTTGCAATACTTTACCTGATGCTGGAGCTACTCCATTTACTGTAAGTGTGCCTACTATGTTAGCTCCTGCTGATGTCACAGCAATCTTAGTAGAGCCACCGCTTTGTATGTTTAAATCACCGCTATTGTCGGCTGTAGTGATGACACCACCCGAACCCGTAGTCAGAGCATTTATTGATGAAGCCATAATATTTCCTTTATAAGATCAACCAAGAGTAGCCTGATGGGATCGTAACCGCAGCGCCACCGTTGATGGTGATTGGCCCAACGCTCATGGCAGACTTGCCTGTTGATAGGGTATAACTTGTAGTTACAATCAAGCTGTTCTCTTGGAATACGGTGTCACCACCCGCACCCGTAGCACCGCCACCGATGGATCCCCAAGCGGTACCGTCGTAGCCTTCAAAATCACCCGTGGTGCTGTTTAGCCTTAGCATACCACTTGCAGCCGCAGGGCGCTCACCTGTTGTACCAACCGGAGTAATGATCGCACCCGTTGCAGCCGTGCCTACAACCCCTGAAAACGTACCTGTTGTAGCAGATACAGCGGCAGGAGTAGTAGCGCCTAGTGTGCCATTTAATGCGGCATTTACCGTAGTGGCAGTCAATGAAGTAGCCGTTGCCACGCCTAAAGCAGGGGTAACTAGCGTAGGAGAAGTGCTGAATACTAGGTTGGTGCTTGTCGTACCCGTAGCACCCGACGCTGAGTAGCCTGTAATATTATTAAAGGCTGTAATGCCTGCAGAGGAAGCGTTGGTACCGCCAGAAGCTACTGGAAGCGCTGTGGCAAGAGTAAGAGATGCAAGATGCGTAATCGCGTCCACTACATTCGTACCATTATTAAACACAAACATAGACTTGCCTGCAGGGACTACTACACCTGTTCCTGTGGTGTTTTTAACGGTCTTAGCCGCAGTGGTAGTGTTGTTTACCAAGTATAATTTTTCAATCTGGCAGCCTGATCCAAGGATTAAACTGCCTACATAACCGATGCCCGCGCCGCTCTCTGTAATGTTTAAACGTAAGTTACGCGCAGTTTGAGCAGCATTAGTATCCGTTAAAGTAACAGTAACATCAGCCGCAGAACTATAGGCTACGTCCGCAGACCCTGTGATAGCTTCGCCCAAGGCAGTACCCAAATTGTTATTTGTGGTTGTGCCCCACGTGTACGATTGCTCGCCCGTAGCAATGAGCTCTATTTTAAGCGGTGAAAAGGTTGAAGCCATGTTTTAGTCCTTCAAATTTAAGTACATTTTACAGCATTATTGCGTATCGTCAACCTCTATCCAGCCCGGAACTTGGGTATCCACAACCGCTACCCAATTAGGTGTTTGTGCATCATTCACTTGGAACCATCCTCTAGCCGTCTGGAGATCTAGTAACGTCATTAATTCAGACACGCTGCCTACAAGCTGTGCGGTAACGGATTGAGTAGCAGTAAGGGTAAAGGATTCTGTAAGAGTCACTGGATAGGTTACATTTCCAGTCTCTGTTGCGGATAAAGTTATTGCCTCGTTATTAGTCGCAACAAAATCAGCCAGTACATCTTGTGCTTCAGATAATGTCTCCGTTTCTGTAACGGTGCCTACAAATCCAGCCAGTACATCTTGTGCTTCAGTGACGGTAATGGTATCAACTACAAACCCTAAGAAGCTGCCGGTAGAGGATACTGCATCCAACATTACTACCTGTTCAGCTTGCTCCGCCAAGAAAGCCGCAGTTACATCCTGTGCCTCGGTTAAGGTGATGCTTTCATTAGTAGCTACCCCAAAATCAGCTACTGCTGTTTGGGCATCCGTTAAAGTCTGCGTCTCACTTACGGCCCCTACAAAGCCTGCCTGCACTGCTTGCTCGTCAGTAAGCGTAATGCTCTCTGCCTGGGATACCCCATAATCAGCATCCGCACTCTGTGCATCTGTTACTGTAATTGTTTCCGCTTGATCCGCGGTGAACGCAGCTTGGGCATCTTGTGCTTCAGTAAGCGCAATGCTTTCATCACGAGCGGCAATGAATCCCGCTAATACATCCTCCGCACTTGATACTGTTAAGCTTTCGCTTAAGGCAACAATATACTCAGCGGCTACGGCTTGTGTTTGCGTTAAGGTTATCGTCTCTGCTACATCTACCGGGTAATTAATACCCCCGCCTAGGGCGGCAAAGGGTGCCTGTGCAAATGCGGCTAACCCAAACATTACAAGATCAACCAGCGACTGCCAGAAGGCACCGTAACTGCAACCCCACCATTTATTGTTACAGGGCCTACAGAACTAGCAGAGTATCCTGAGGGAACACTATAGTTGGCGCTTACCGTCATGTTATTGACTATAAGCCCATTAGACGCCAGTACTGCCGTACCTGTTACGGTTCCTGATGTGACAAGGCTTGTTCCTGTTATTGCCCCTAGGTTTATTACATTCCCAGAAGCATCTAACCAAACGCCTTGTTCAGAAGGGTAAGTGACAAATACATCCTGTACCCCTGAACTGAAGTTAGTTAGTGACCCTGAATTAGAGGATGATAATACTGTGGTGCGTGCGAGCGTAGTCCCTGAAAGTGTGTAAGTACCTACGCCCACTTCCCAGTTTGCCCCGCTTGAATCTGCAATACAGTAATAACAAGTATTGCCATCGCCGACAACGGAAAAAGCCTGATAGCCCGTGGAGGCTCCAAGCAGTGTAACCGTGCCCGTACCGGGCGAGTTCGCGGTCTCTTTTACTCTATCTTTAAGGACGAGAGCCATTTGCGGCTCCTAATTAAGCGGCAGTTGCAGCGTATGTAACGGATAAAGTGTCGCCTGATGTTACAACCTTATTGCCGGCAGTAAAGTCACCAGCACTAAACAATGTGCCTGTTGTATCGTCTTTGGTAGCTGAACCACCAATGTTAATAAAGCAACCTGCTACAGTGCCTGAGCCTGTCATTGAAAACACCACGGCTGAGCTAGTGGTTTTAACACCCCCTGAAGCTGCACCAAACACTGGTGTTTTACGAGTACCTGAATAAGTAGGTGCATTAGTGCCCCCAACCTCTAACCAAGACGCGTGAGAAGCTTGCGTATCGCCTACGGCCGCTGTACCAGTACCTTTTAAGCCCATAACTACGGCACCAGAGGCAGAGTTGCCTAATACGGTGTCCATGGTCAGGTCTTTACCTACTGTGGTCACTAGATTGTGGATGTCGTCTTTCCACTTCAAAGCACCGCTGGCGTCATGACACTCAACAGTGTAGTAACCTGAAATGCTGGTTGATTCGGAATGATTAGCGCCTCGGTCGACTGAAGCCTCGCATACATCCGCCATTTGTACTTTTTCTTTAAACATAAAATAACTCCTTAGATGATTCTAATAATAGCACTTGACGCATTATTTGGTGGAAAACGAATGGTAAATGTATTATTTACTGAAACCTTTTCTGATCCAAAATTTAACACAGCTACGGCCCGATTGCCATTTGATGCATTATATACTAAAGCCCCAAATGCTGTAATAGTTGATGAGGTAAATGAAATGTCACTAAAACTGGTGTAGCCAATCGTTCCAGATACCGAAGTACCTACTTTTGTTAGAGTACCCCCTCCTGCAGTATATGACCCGCTTGCAGGCACTTCCCCTACTGTTGTATAGACAGTAGTGGATGCATTAAGCGTTGCCGTATCTGTATATAAGGCAATCTTAAAGGTATTGCCTCCCACAACATCGAAATCATGCAATGCCTGCAAGAGTTCTTGTTTAAAGGAGGAGCATAGTGTTTGTGTAATAGCCATTTATGTACCTTACCTTGGAGAAGGGGACTGGACAACCAGTCTTGCCATACCGTCACGGTATTCATCGCGACGACGACGGCCTTGTTGTTCAACGCCAAGCCCTTGAATAGCTTGTTTGTAGCTGTTTTCAAAGTATGCCATCATGTCAGGCGGTCCTTTTGTATAGCTATAGGCTTGTATCAAGCAAGCATATAAAAGCGCCTCAGGGGCGTTAATACTGACCCATGTTTCGGTATTAGTAGAAGATAATGTAGTAGGCTTGCGAATATAACCTATTTCTACTGAAAAGTTGGCATTAGGGGTAGGGGCAATGTAAAACGTGTTTTGATCCCATACGGAATAAAATTTAGGAACACCCGTTGTAGTGCCGTCTACCCAATATTCTTTTAAGAAAGAAGTATCTCTAAATTCTAGGAAAATTTGATCACCGGCTGCATCTGTTAAGATTAGGTAACGGTGTGTAAGCAAGTCAGTCGGAGCCGTTAAAAACCTATTGCCACTTGTCATCGTTCCGGTAGATTCTTTTTTAAAGTCGTCTAGGTCGATGTCCCTAAGAATACGGTTTTCAGCCATCGTAATAAATGTATTAAGAACAGGCTCAGTAAATACATTACTCCCCACTTCGGTGTAGTTTCTAATATTTGTTACTAGTTCATCATATGTCATGTTATTTCCACCGTAACTGTTCCTAGCGCACTTACTGCATATAAATCCCTATCTTCTGTAGCAGGGCGCATATCTATGGTATTCGTTGCACTTCCTCTACTCTGAAACGCAGTGTCTCCAGGAGCTCCTACAAACACAACCAGCGGCTCTACTCGATCGGGCCTAGGTTGCTCAAGGGCTTGAGCATCTGCCACAAACTGCAAGGGCTCTAGCTGAGGCTCTTTTGGTTCATAGTCGTCTGGGCAGACTTTAAATCCACGCCAGTTTTTTCTTAATACGTTGTACGGGTACCGCTGTCCGCAGTAATCGCATAATCCAAACGCGTACTTACCTGAAGCATATGCCACATTAATATCCCATTACGTCTGGTACAAAGTGGGCGCTTGCGGTATCCCTATCCTCTGCCGCTGCACGTGCGAACTCTTCTTCATATAGCGCTTTTAAAGCGGGCGTACGATCAGGAGTAAATTTAAGGGACAAGTAGTAAGCCAATCCAGCAGCTAGACAAGGCAAGAAACGGAAATTAACATCCGCTGTATTGGAGTATTCCCCCGCATCGTCCATTCGTTTAATACGATAGTACCTAAGTTGATATAAATTGGAGGCACTAGGCGTTGGGTACAGGTATACTTTAGGAATGTTGGTACGTTCCACATATAACTGGGCAGGCCTTGCCTGGGTTGTCTTATCGGGTATGTGCAAATACTCGGCACGACTAATCCTATCAATTACAATGTCAACAGAAGGGCTTTGGGACAAATCTCTGATAACGGCTGAAAGCACGTTTACAGTATCCGTATCCAATACCACTTCTATTTGACCGACCGTTAGGTTAGCTGTAGCCAGTTCAATAGTCCAAAGGTTCAGGCCACGATTTGCCCACTCTAAAAACATTAGATTGAGTGAACGACGAGCTGTTTTGAGCTGATTACCGTTGGTCATTTGCATGCCGCAACGTTCAAAAGATTCTTCTATAAGCTCGTCGATCTGTAGATCAAATATCGTGGTACCTGAAGTTGCCATCTAGCACATGCCACCTTTTTTCATTTTTTTAGCACTACCGCCGTCTTTCATGCCCATTGCCATGCGTTTGCGAGGACTTACGTCACCGCCTTCAGCCATAAATGCAGGACCTGTAGTCTTGCTAGTTTCTTTTACCATCTTGTTTTTAGGACCTTTTTCAACACAACCGCCACCAGCAGTTGCTGCACCCATTCCTCTTCCAGCCATAATAGTTCTCCTTAATTATTACTTTTCAGCAAGTTTATCAATTTTTGCTTCAAGACGGTTAATCCCATCTTCAAAGCGTTCCATAATTCTTTCAATGTCTGCCCTAACTTCTGCACGAGTGATATGGTCACGCGCTATCTCCTCTCTGGTACGGTTAAGCAAAATACTAAGCCTATCAAGGTCTTCAAACTTAGATTTAAGTAAAAACCCCATAATGGCTACCATAAAAGATAGCACGATATTCCATACCATCATCTCCATTATGCAGCCGCTCCACCTTCAAACAGCAATGTGACGCTTAATACATTGACGTCTGCAACGTCAATAAATACGCCGTCTGAAAACAAAATTCCCATGTCAGGAACAATAATGTCGTACGCGCCCGCGGCTGCAGGGGTATTAATTGTGACTAAAGCAGTTGCACCCGCTGCTGCTCCATTTTTAAGACTAAAAGAAGATGCCGTAGCACTACAGGTATAGTAGATCCCGTTTACACGGGTTCTACCTGAGATAGCGGCAGCATCGGCCGTCTTTGTGACGGCCTGTATATTACTGGATATACTCATTTTTAACTCCTTTAAAGTTAGAAGTTAAAATTAAGCAGTACGAGTAAATGTATAAGCAGTTGCGCTTGCAAACATTAATGTAAAGCGTGCGATGCCTGTAGCACCTGCTGCAATAGTCAAGTCACCAAAGCTGCCAGCTGTGTCAGCCGCTGCAGAAGATAAAATGCCATTTACAGCTACTACCATAGTTATAGTACTTGCACCAGCAGTGTTATCAACGTACAAGTCAAAAACAGTGCCACGAACTGCGCCAAGTGCAGCACCAAGTAAAGTACCTGTAGGAAGTGTGATTGCTGTAGCTGCTGCTGATGTAGATGTAATATAACCTGTAGCTACTTGTGCTGCGGTTGCTGTGGCTGTAGCGTTGATTGCGGAGGTCGTAGCATGAGTGATGCTGCCACTTCCTGCGATATTGCCTGTGATGTTGCCAGTTACATTACCTGTTACATTACCTGTAATGTCGCCAATAAAGCCATTTGTGGATGTGACTGGGCCGGAAAAGGTGGTTGATGCCATTTGAATTTCTCCATACAAAGTTAAGCTTATTAGTCTCGTATGCGTCTGCCGGGACAGTCTAATAAGCCGGATAATTCCCGGAATACTCACAATATACACCATCTACAGAAAAATAAAAGGGGTTTTTGCAACAAAAAAGCCACCCGAAGGTGGCTTTCCATTCTACGTATTACCGTTGAATTAAGGTGTACCTGGGCAACCGAAGATACCGCGTGGATCGCTGTAGCCAAAGCTATAACGCTCACGTGCTTTGTAACGTACGTTACCTGTATCAAAATCACCTTCAAAACCAGTTTTGAACGCAACACGTTCAAACATTTTCATGCCGTTAGGAGCATCAGTTTTGATGAACCAAGCGTCTGGGTCTGTTAGGTAATGGTTTACTGTGTAGCCTTGTGGAACCATACCCATGTTTTTGATAGCGTTGATATCGTTATCAGCAGTACCAACACGTAGAGTAGATTTCAAGATGCGGTCTGAGGTAAATTGTAGTTCTTTTGGAACAATCAATTTTAAACCACGAACAGCGATTTTTAAACCACGCTCATCAGTGAATGCTGCGATGTCAATCAAAGCTTGCTCAAGTGAAGTTTCGCTTAAGTCAGCTGG